CTCTACCAGATCCTTCGGGCTGGTATCACTGCGTCCGGTATTATCAGCACGTCCGCGCAAAACTCCTTCATGCGCTCGTTGCTCGAGTTGATTGCAGGGTCAGAGGACGGCGTCTCCCAAGGAGACGACAACGTTTCATCCGGAAGGACTAACACTTTCCTGGAAGATAACGGGGTCGTCGTCCGTGATGTTGTGGAGAGCGGTCCTTGTGGGCCCGTTCCGTTCACCTCGCACGAGTTTGTGAAGCGGGCTGGCCATTGGTTCGCTCGGTTTATGAACCTCGACAAGATGTTGGCCCGCTTGGAGCTCAACCGGTCTGGCACAGGGGTGCCAGCCCAAGAGGCCATCGGCGGGTGCTTGTTTGCGTTGAGGCACAGCCCTGTCGAGATGGAGCAGTTCCACGGAGTGTGCCGGGAGATGGGTTGGAACACTGACGTTCCTGCCATGCCCATTGAGACGTTGGATTAGGCGACCCCGGGTCCGATGAGACCGAAGTCCTGCTAGCCGGGGCCGGGCACCATGTGGCGCAAGGAAGACCACTTGGACAGTTTTCTTAGTTGAGCCATAGGCTACAGTTTTCTTAGTTGAGCCGGAGGCTGTTTAGTTGAGCCGGAGGCTAGTTTAGTTGAGCCGGAGGCTAGTTTCACCCGACGTCGACGCAATGGCTAGATTGTCTGTCAGACGCAAGATCGTCAAGCGAAAGACGAATGGAAGACGTTCGACTGCCGATAAAGTCCAGGCACAGGGCACGGGGAGGGCCGTGCGAGTCCCATTCGGCAACGGCAACGGTAAGCGGAACGGCAAGTTGTCCATCCCGCGGTTGCCATCCGGATGTTGGGACGCATTCTGCCAATCCCACGCAGCCTTGCCTCGCGCAGTCGGACCGTACACCATTGTCCGCACAACCAGGCTTATCAAGACCACAAGTAGATGGGCCATGGTTGGGACCTTCGCCAGGTTTGGAGGCCTCGCAGGGCCTGCTGATGGTATGCCCCTGTGGACGAACATCTGCTGTGCCACTGAGGACGGTCCTGGGGCTATTGGCGGCACCCCCGCCACCCGCTTCTTTGGCATACCTTTACCCATTGCCGACACTTTGGCCGGCCCCTCGGGGTCCGGCACCTTGTGTCCCGCAGCCATTTCAGTGCAGGTAATGGCCAATCAGAATTT